CAAGCTTTACCATGTTTCACACTCAACTTAGTGCCTGTTACAGTCACCAACCACCCGCCAATACTGCAACCCATCACCCCGAAGGGATCAAACGCAGGCTATATTACGGTCCCACTAGGTCCACAGCGTTAGACTGAGGTTGTTATAATTGAGTATACCAATAGATTTACTACAAGCGGAATACGATCCGTCCACCATTCGCTTCTATTGGCGCGCTACACACAGCTCCACCGGTACTTCGAATTAAATCAACGAAAGTTCGACTGAGATGGGCGACCTTTACCCAGCAGTGGAGCCGCTGGGCAGATCGATTATGCCACCTCGTCTGCCAGGAAGTAACCGCTCCCAGTTGAAGAGTTCAGGATCCACGTGCCCTGTTTGGACATTGAACCAAGAACCATCACACAACGGAACAGCATCCTCCCCAACATCTGTCAGCTCTCTAGGCGGTTCAATCCCACGCATGGAATCATAATAGGCTTCGAGACGCAATTGTTGATCTATCGGTAATCCCCACGTTCTTTCGAAAAAGGTTCTCGTAACCAACGAAACAGGAACAGCAGAACACTCTTTTGTCTGCCAACTCCCATACTCATGATAATGGCGATACCCTAGTCCCGACCGGTGGTCAAAACCTTTGCTCGCTACATGAGAAGTGCCGCGCAATATAGCGTGGGCGAACGATTGTAAAACCGGAACACCCTGGTACATGGTAGACAAACTCTCACCCACTGCACGCATCACAGTGGCCGCCTTGGTCGGTTGATCATAATGGCGGTGAGATACCAAAGACTGCTTCAGAACATGTCTGTAATCCCGAACCATTACCCAGCCAGAATCCTTACAACCTCCTGTCTCTCGGTTTGCACCTACAAACGAGGCAGTTGGAAGTTCAACATAGGTGGGTTTGGAACGGCAGAAAACAACATCCTGAAGCTCGGTAGCCCTGTTCTCAAGCTTTAACTCATGTCCAAATTTCAAAAACGCGGCTTCTATCGTCGAGTTCACCAATGGTTCGTCCCTTGCCTCTATAAATAATAGACAGTCATCTCCATCGTCCAGGACATCGAACCGGATACCCAGTTCTCTGCCATAGCCGAGGATCATGCACAGCATCTGAAAAACATTACCCGATGCTGTATTGACATCCCCACTCATGCGGCAGCCTTCGCAGCAGTATTTAATACCACCACTAGTGCGACCACGGTTGCGAGTTTGCCAACCTAAGAGGCGTTGGAAGTTAGAATCATTGATGAGTCTAAGATAGGCAGCGTGCTCAACTCTACGGAGCATGTTGAGCGAAACATGAGCGTCAAACTTGGTACAGTCTAGCGAGTAGACCACACAGTCTTCGAAGTTTGTCATTTTAGACGCTATAGTACGAGCCCTCTCGTAGTTATTCATCCCTTTGGCAACGATCCGAGTATACTTAAAACCTCCAGAATATTTACTCCCCCCCCCCATCCATTTGAATGAGGTGAGATTATAAATAGCGTGCTCTATTGGTTTTAGAAAAGTACCAATCTCCAAATTATATATTGGATCGCGTGCTTGTATTACCCGCGGTGCCTTCGGATCAGCGTATGATTTTTCCGCTTTAATGAAGGAAGACACCTTCGCATGTTGGCGCTGTGCACCACCATGTCGTAG